ACGGCAAAGTGTTCAAAATGTCTGAGTATCAGGTGGGCCTCACCGCTCCCCCGTTCCATCCCTGGTGCCGCTGCTGCACCTGCCCCTACTTTGCCGATATGGAGGACCTGGGTGAGCGCTGGACCCGCGATGAGGATGGCAGCACCCACAAAATACCGGCCAATACCACCTTTGACCAGTGGAAAAAGGATTATGTGTTGCCCGAAACTGGCTGGAGTGGTATAATCGGATTGAAAACAAGTGATGGCCACATTGTTGCAAAACTGAAAGGCCATTTTCTTGACCAGGCTGGAACAAGGGCAGTGGGTGCAGATGCAGCCATTGACTCTCTGCTCCACCCCCTGCATATAACTGATGTGAAGTATAATGAACGGAATGAGCCCTCTGTCCAGTACATTGGAAATGCGGCAACCGTAGCATATAACCCGGAAACTGACACCGTTATTACCACATGGCCAACAGGAAAGCGTACCCGCAAAAAGTATGGAGGAAAACAAGATGGAATTGAATAAAAAACAGCTTGACCTTTTGCGGGAGGCGGGGGTCAAAGTCCCTCCGGGGGCCAAAGATGACAGTTTCCTCACTGCTGAGGATGAGGAACTTTTGTCTGATCTTCTTATGAACTCATTAGCCCCTGGGCAAGAGTGGACTGCCAGGGCCCAGGAAATCCAAGACCTGCTCACATATCTTGCGGAGGAGGGTTGATCCGCGAACCGCATTAGAACACTCAAGGAAACAATCACAGGCGTGGCTTGCGAGATTTTCGCCGTTATCCACCATGAGTATCTGTGTGAGGGGGAGCGCTGTAAAACCCAATATGTTGTTAGGAGCATCGTGCTGAAAATGCACGGTGCTTTTTTCATACCCAAATACCGCTGGCCCGGCGGACTACAAGAGGGGCCCACAACACCGGGACTGGCCGGAATAACAAGGATAGTGGACAACAAGGAGGTACACATCATGGCACTGGAATGGTTGAAAACCATCCTGGGGGACAACTACACCCCCGAAATTGACGCGGCTGTTTCTCAGGAGATCGGCAAGAGCTTTGTGGCCCGTGCTGACTTCAACACGAAAAACGCCCGTGTCACGGAGCTGGAGACTCAGGTAACTCAGCTCAACGACACCATCAAGACCCGTGACACTCAGCTTTCCGAGCTGAAAAAGGCCGCCGGGGACAACACTGCCCTCCAGCAGCAAATTGACACTCTGACCCAGCAGAACAAGACCGACAAGGCCAACTATGAGAAAGAGCTGGCCACTGTCTGCCTGATGGCTGCCGTGGACATGGAGCTCACTGCTGCCGGGTCCAAGAACAACACCGCCGTCAAGGCTGTGCTGGCAGACTTCCTGACCGGGGCCAAGATCGTGGATGGCAAGGTCACCGGTAGGGATGGTGAGAGCGCTGTTACCCTGGCTGCCAAGGTAGAGGCCTTGAAAAAGGACACCGCCACAGACTTTCTTTTTGGAGACAGTAGCCCCCAGCGGAGTGGATGGAAACCGGGAGAGAATGGCGATGGGGGCAAGCCCGGCGGTGGAAAAAAGACATCTGAGATGTCCTACTCTGAGCTGACTGAGTACCTGGCCCAGAACCCCGGCGCAAAGCTGGACGAATGAAAGAGGTGTGACAATGCAGAACATCACGAAACCCCGCACAGTCTCCTTTGAGGAGGCGCTGCGAAACCTGGCCAGCCGCTTGACCGGCGTAGCAGCAGCGGATCTGCCCCGCACCCAGGAGGCTATAGTGCAGTTTATGGCGGAGAATGTCCCCAGCGTGAATGACATGTCTGAGGCTGTCACCAAGGAGGTCATGGCCCGCCTGAGTGCTGCACAGGACCAGCCGGAGAACTCCGGCAACGATGAGGCTCCCACTGACGAGGCCGACACCAACAATGAGGCCCCCACTGATGAGGCCGACACCAACAATGAGACCCAGGAGCCCAAGAAGAAAGGCTCCAAGGCCAAAACTACTGAATAAGAAAGGATGAATTGATTATGCCCAATAGCAAGTTTGATGCTAAGAGTTTCAACCCGGAGGCTTTCAAGTATGTGGCGGACAGAATCCCCCGCACCCGTCTCAATGAGATCCGAAAGTCTAAGGTGCTGGCCGGTAACCCGGACATCCGGGCTGTGTTCACCACACAGGATGGCACCGGCTATGCCCGCATTGCTATGCGTGGCCTTCTGGACGGTGACGCTGTGAACTATGACGGCCAGACCGACATCACTGCCACCAGCACCAAGACCTTTGAGCAGGGCGTGGTGGTCATTGGTCGTGCCAAATCGTGGGTGGAAAAGGATTTCTCCTTTGACATCACCGGCGGCCAGGATTTCATGAACAATGTGGCCCAGCAGGTGGTGGACTACTGGCAGGATATTGACCAGGACACCCTTCTGGCCATCCTCAAGGGCATTTTTTCCATGACAAGCACCAAGGGCACTGAGTTCGTGACCAAGCACACCTATGAGGTGGACGGTCCTATGGAAGCCACCACGCTGAACAGCGCCACTGCCCAGGCTTGCGGTGATCGCAAGAAAAAGTTTGCTATGATCTTCATGCACTCCGTCCCGGCCACCAACTTGGAAAACCTCAATCTGCTCACTGCTCTCAAGTACACCGATGCAGACGGCATCACCCGTGACCTGACCCTGTACTCCTGGAATGGTAAGCTAGTGGTGGTGGACGATGGTATGCCCACCGAGGTGAGCGGTGATGACACCATCTACACCAGCTATGTTCTGGGTGAGGGCACTATCAGCTATGAGGACATCGGTGTTAAGGTGCCCTATGAGATGGATCGTGACCCCAAAACCAACGGCGGCCAGGATACTCTCTACACCCGCCAGCGCAAGGTGTTTGCGCCCTTTGGCATCTCCTATGAGAAAAAGAGCCAGGCCTCCCTCTCCCCCACCGATACTGAGCTGGCCAACGGTGCCAACTGGGATCTGGTGCACTCTGGTGAGACTTCGGAGGCGGAGCGCGCCTATATTGCGGACAAGGCTATTGCCATTTGCCGCATCAAGTCCAAGGGATAAGAGGTAGCACACCATGACCGTGTATGAGGCCGTGGTAACCCGGCTGGCCATGCTGGGCTACAAGGTCACCAATGAGGACAAAACCGGCCTTGAGTATACCACCCGCAAGTGTGAAGCGGCCATCCTGGCAGACATTAACCATAAGGTGCTGCCGGATGGCCTCTATTATACCCTGGTGGATATGGCGGCTGGTCAATACCTCTACGACAAGAAAGCCGCCGGTGCTCTGGAAGGTGTGGAGGGATTTGATTTCTCCGCTCCGGTCAAGGGCATTACAGAGGGAGATGTTTCCATCACCTATGCAGGGGCCAGCGATGGTACCAACAGCGCGGAGGCACGCTTTGACGCATTGCTGGAAACGCTCAGGAACCCACCCGAGAGCGCCCTGGCGGCGTTTAGGAGGCTGCGGTGGTGAAATTACCCGCCGGATATAAAAAGGCTGTGCAGAGCCTGTGGGAGGGCAAAGCAACAGTCACTGTGCTGGTGGGGAAACTCAACCCCACCAATGGCCGCACAGAACAGGTGGAGCAGGTCACCGTGCAAGATGCCCCCTGCCGTGTCTCCTACACCTCAGTCAAGACTACAGAGCCAGAGAGTGAGGCCGCAAAGGTGCCCCAGTCTGTAACCATGTATATTGATCCCTCCGTGGATATCCCGGACGGATCCAAAATTACCGTCACCCAGAATGGTGTGACCCGTGACTATGAGCGGAGCGGCAAACCCTCCGTGTTTGACGCTCACCAGGAGGTGCCGCTGGAGCTGTTTGAGGGGTGGGCCTAATGGCAAGCTGGGGTAACTGCGACTATGAGCAGCTGCAAAAGCTGCGGGACAATCTGGCCAAGCTCCAGCAGGTGGACATGGATAAGTTCTGTGTGGATGCATCCAAAGAGCTTGCAGCCCGACTGCTGGCCCTGGTCATTCCCCGCACGCCTGTGGGTCAATACCCAGAGAAGAGCGGTAAGAAGGGGGGCACGCTGCGCCGTGGATGGACGGGCAAGCGGAGCTCCAGCAGCGGAACGGCCTACGCAAAATCCCTCAAGGTGCAAAAAGCTGGAACCACATACACCATTGAGGTTATCAACCCGGTGGAATATGCCAGCTATGTGGAATTTGGCCACCGCACACGGGGCGGCAAAGGCTGGGTGAATGGACAATATTTCCTCACCCTGTCTGAGCAGGATCTGGAACGCATCGCTCCGGCGGTCATTGAGAAAAAGTTGGAGGCTATGCTGCGGGAGGTTTTCAATGTCTGAGATCAATTTCAACAGCATCTATGACGGTGTGAGCCTTGCGCTGCACGCCGCTTTCCCGGATGTGCAGGTGCACGGCGGGGAGGTCAAGCAGGGACTGCTACCCGGTGACCTTAATGTCATCATGCCTGGCGCTGGAAACACCAAAGAGGTAGGCCAGCGATACCGGCGAACCCCTACTGTGGATGTAATCTACTACCCCAAGGAAGGACGCGCGGAGTGCTACGACATAGCTCACCAGCTCACCCTTGTCCTGGGGAGCATCACCACACCCCAGGGGGACATCATCCACGCACGGAGCATGGACTGGAATGTCACAGACGATGTGCTGCACCTAATCGTAGGTTATGACCACTTCGTCTATCTCCAGCAGGAACAGGACATGATGGAAACTTTGACTTTCAAACAGGAGGGATAAGTCTATGGCAAAAACCAACGCCCAGGAGGCCACGGCGGCTGTTTTCACCAAAGAGCAGCTTGCGGCCTCCAAGAGATACGCCAACCGGAGGGATGTAATCAGCGCCCTGCTGGAGGACGGCAAAAGCTACACCTTGCAAGAGGTGGACACGCTGATTGAGAACTTTATGAAAGGGACGGTGAGATAATATGGCTTTAGGCGGCGGCATCTGGCTAACCCAGAATAAGGTTCTGCCCGGCAGCTATATCAATTTCTCCAGTATCACTAAGGCCTCCGCTACTCTGTCTGACAGAGGATACGCGGCGGCCCCTTTTATGTTGAGCTGGGGCCCTGAAAACGAGGTGTTTGCTGTCACCTCCGGGGAGTTTCAGAAGAACAGCAAGGCCATTTTTGGTTACTCCTATGACAGTGACAAGCTGCTGGCTCTGCGGGAGATTTTCCTGCACGCTACCACGGTCTACTGCTACCGTCTGGGCTCCGGAGCCTCCACGGCCACAAACGCCCTGGCAAATGCCAAGTACCCGGGTGTGCGGGGTAATGACATCACCATTGTCATTGCGGCCAATGTGGATGATGAGAGTCTGTGGGATGTCAGCACTTACCTGGACGGAACCTGTGTGGACACCCAGACGGTAGCCCAGGCCACGGACCTGACTGCCAATGACTATGTGACCTGGAAAAAGGGCCTTGAGCTGGCAGCCACGGCGGGCACCCCGCTGACCGGCGGCACCGATGTCACCGGCATCACCGGTGACAGCCACCAGAGCTTTTTGGACAAAATTGAGGCGTATTCTTTCAATACGCTCTGCTGCCCGGCCTCTGATGCTACCATCGTCAAGCTCTATGCCTCCTATACGGAGCGTATGCGTGATGAGGTGGGTGCCAAATTCCAGCTTGTGGCCTGGCAGCCCTCCACCGTTGACTATGAGGGTGTGATCGGCGTGTGGAATGAGGTGACCCACTCCACCATCTCCGATGTGGACAAGAACACCCTGGTTTATTGGGTGACCGGGGCCCAGGCCGGTGTGGCCGTCAACAAGTCCCTCACCAACTACAAGTATGATGGTGAGCTGACCGTTGACACCAACTACACCCAGGCGGAGCTTGAGGCGGCCCTCAAGGCTGGCAAGTTTATTATGCACAATGTCAACGGGGTCACCCGTGTCCTGGAGGACATCAACACCCTGCTCACGCTGTCTGACACCAAGGGCGAGGTGTTCCAGAGCAACCCGACCATGCGTGTGTGTGACCAGATCGCCAACGACACAGCAGTCCTGTTCAACACCCGTTATGTGGGCACTGTGCCCAATGATGCCTCTGGCCGCTCCGCTCTCTGGGGTGACATCTGCAAGCTCATCAGGGACTTGGAGAGCATCCGGGCCGTAGAGGACTTCGATGAGGAAACGGTCGCCTGTGAGCAGGGTGACAATAAAAAGGCGGTGCTACTGACCATCAACGGCCTCAACATCGTCAACGCTATGGCCCAGCTCTATATGAGCGTGGTCATCCAGTAAGGGAGGAATAACGCTTGAGTACGTCTATCATGAATACGCAGGATGCCGTAAGTGCTAATTATGCAGAGTGCTTTGTCACCCGCAATGGCACCCGCTACTCCATATTGATGGCCAAAGAGTTTGAGGGAAAGGCCACCGTCAACACCAAGGAGGTATACCGCCTGGGCGCGGTGGTGGTAGGCCATAAGGCGCAAACCGTTGTGCTGGCTTTCTCTATGACCATTTACAAGTGCACAGAGCTTTTCGATGAGATCATTGAGGAGTTCATGAAGACTGGCGTAATGCCCACCTTTACCATCCAAGTATCCAACGATGACCCAGCCACCTCCATCGGGCGGAGCACAAAGATTTACAATGACTGCGTGCTGGATGGAGATGTGCTGCTGTCCATGTTCAATGCTGAGGGCGATTTTGTAGAGCAGTCCATTGAGGGCTTCTGCGACAGCTTCACCCGCCCGGAAACCTACACGAATCCCTCTTACATGTAAGAGAAATTGCTTAACCTAAAGGAGGACACTATCTATGAGTAACTTATCCGCATTTATGCGCCCCAATGTCCAGCAGATTGAGAACCACCGATATGCTGCCTCCCCTCGTTTTGTAGGGGAGGATGGCAAGCCTCTGGAGTGGGAGATCTGCTGCATTTCCGCAGACGAATACGCCCGCATCCGAAACAGCTGCATTAAGCAGGTCTCTGTTCCGGGTAAGAAAAATCAGTTTACCCAGCAGCTTGATACATACGCATTCCAAGCTAAGGTGTGCGCCCGCTGCACTGTGTTCCCGGATCTCAACAGCGCCGAACTGCAAGATAGTTGGGGCACTGCAACGCCTCATGAGCTGCTGGGTAAAATGCTCATCGGCGGTGAGTTTGATGACTATGTGCTGGAGGTTTTCCAGATCAATGGCTTCAAGACCGAGAACGAGCTGGTGGATGAGGCAAAAAACTAATCAAAGGCGGTGATCCAGAATCAACATATGCTCATTTTTGCCTGCATAAGTTTGGATGGGAACCGTCTAAGTTTCTGAATCTGCCAGCCGTAGAGCGTGCTTTTGTGATCGCGTCCATTGACGTCCGCTGTGAAGCGGAGAAGAAAAAAGAAGCAGAGCTCAAGAGCAAGGCAAAAAGAAAGAAATGATAGTTAATTATGGTTCTGTAGCTTGACACTTTACAGCTGTACCACCTATAATAGTGTTACCAAAATTAAGGAGGACAGCAAAATGAAAGTGGAGCATAAAAAACGCAGAGGGTGCTTGATTCCATGCGCTATTGTACTTCTCATTATCATCCTGGCAGCAGTCGGAAGTGTTATAACAGCAAACAGGAGCGGTACCACCCCATCTGAGGACACTGTGGAGGTCACCGCAGATGCCTCACCGGTGGCCACGTCAGGGCCGGAAGTGATCACATATGGGGTGGGTGACACAGGAGACTTGGGAGACTGGGGCATCACACTGGATGCATTTGAGTTTACCGACCGGGTAGACGGCGACTATGCCTATTGTTCTCCAGATGAGGGGTGCCAGTATGGGCTTGTGTCTATGTCTGTTACAAACAGCGGCACCAGCGCTGACATTTTTCTCCCGTCTGTGTATACATCAGCAAATGTTCGGGCCAAGATCATCTATGGTGAATATGAGTATTCTGCTACAAATCTACTTGTCGTATCATCGGATCTCCATGATGAGACCATAAACCCACTTGTGACAATTTCCGGGGTGATCGCGTTTAATATCCCGAACAGCGTGGCTGACTCCACAGACCCTCTAGTTCTGATGCTGGAGGAAGGAACCAACACACTGGAATTTACATTGCGATAAAACAGCATATAGAAATAGCCACGCTCTTTCTTTTGGAGCGTGGCTATTTCTATGCCCAGGAGGAGGAAAGAAGTGGCATCTATCAAATCTCAAATGGTACTGAATGATGGTATGAGTTCGGTGCTGAAAAAGATCACCAACGCTTTAGACACCACGCTCAAATCCTTTGAACAGGTCCAACGGGCTTCTGGAAAGGCTGTGGATGTAAGTGCTATTCAAAAGGCCCGTTCTGAGCTTGCGAGTGCAAACGCTGAAATTGATGACATGGCCGCAGGCTATCGAAAAGCTAAAGAGCAGGAGGACCAGCTCAATGACAGCATCAACAGTGGCACGAATGCTGCGGATAAGCTACTGGGCAAGATCACCTCTTTGGTAGCGGCTTATGCCAGCCTATCCTCCATCAAAAATGCGGTAACGGACAGCCTGAGCGCGGCTGATACTCAAATTGCTGCACAGACCCAGCTGGCCAGTGTCATGAACAACATGGGTACACTGGACTACTATGACAAAGTGCTGGACAAGGCCAGTGAGATCCAAAGCAAGGGCATCTATGGAGATGAGGCCATGATCGCCGGAGCTGCGGAGCTATCCACATACTTCTCAGATGCCCAGGCTGTGCTCAGTATGATGGACACACTAAGCAACTACGCTATGGGTATGTCTGGTGGTGGTGAGCTTGACACCACGGCTATGGTGGACTATGCCACGGGCATCGGTAAGATCATGTCCGGCAGCTATGATGCAATGACCAAAAAAGGCTTTGAGTTCACAGATGTACAAAAGGCCATTATTGAGGGCACTGCCACAAACGCCCAGATCGTCAGTGAGCTGGGCGAAGAATATGTGGGCCTGAGTAACGACATGCAAGCTGCTGCTGTTATCGGCAACATAATAGATGAGAGCTGGGCCGGACTGTACGAAACCATGAGCAACACCCCAGAGGGCAAGATTATATCCCTGAAAAACACACTGGGAGATATGAAAGAGACTGTGGGTGCAGAGCTTTATCCTGCTGTGCTGGAGCTTGTGGACACAGTACAGGACAACCTCCCAGAAATCGAAACTATCATAGATGGCATTGTACAAGCCTTGCAGGTGGTTATCACAGTCCTATCTTGGGTCGTAGATCTGGCCATTTCTGCCGCGAGCACCATCATAGAAAATTGGAGCTGGATAGGTCCTATTGTTCTGGGGGTGGCAGCTGCGTGGGCGGTCTACCAGATCTGGCAGCTGGCAGCTGCGGCAGCCGCCGGAATTATGGCTGCCAAACAAGCCATTGTAAATGCCGTCATGACTGCCAACCCTATTCTGATCGTAGTAATGGCACTGATCGCATTTGTTGCCATTGTCTACGCCGCAGTCGGTGCTCTAAACACCTTTGCCGGTACATCCGTTTCTGCTACCGGGATCGTAATGGGGGCATTTGCGACACTAGCCGCTATCATTTACAACTGCTTCGCACTTGCATGGAATATTGTGGCCGCTTTCATAGAGTTCTTTGTGAATGTCTGGAACTATCCAGAATACACGATTAAGGCATTTGCCGTAAATGTAGCAGTGGCATTCCTATCATTCTGCCTTGCTTGCGTGACCGGCACACAGTCCGCTGTGAGCGTGATCGTGGGCCTGTGGAATGCATTTGGTCAGGCCATCTACAACGTCCTTGCATTCATATGTAACATATTCTTTGCTATTGTAGAGGCTATTGTGAATGGCTGGAACTCTGGCGTTTACCAGATCAAGACCTATCTTGTAAGTATGGCCACGTCAGCACTCAGCGTGGCACAGTCTATGGCTTCAAGCTTTGGCTCTGCTGCCTCCAATATAGCGAATGTTTTTATCAGTGCTGCAAACACGGCTATCAATGCCATTAACGCAATCATTGGAGCACTCAACAACATCCCCGGCGTTAATATTTCAACCGTGAGCACCATCGGTAGCGTAAGCTGGGACGGTGGTGCTGCAAGTATCGCGGATACAGCATCAAGCCTCCAGGGACTGCTTGGAGATGCACCTGAAACATGGACGGCTCCGACACTGGAACTGGGGTCCCTCAGCGATGCCTATAACGAGGGCAAAGAGATTGGTGCGGACTTAGTTTCTGGAATGGAGAGCACACTCACAAGCACAATATCCAGCTTACAAGATTCTATTGCGGACACACCGGAGGGCTACTGGTCCGCTCCCACTCTGGACTACATCAATCTGTCTGATGCAGCACAGGCGGGATATGAGTTTGGACAGTCCGTAGATGATAAGATTTCTGGTCTGTTCGATTATGAGGGCCTGGACCTCTCCAGCAGCCCCTACAACCTTGGGAGCACGGTCAATGATACAGGCAGCATTGCAGATGATACAGGCAACATTGCAGATGATACAGGCAGCATTGCAGATGATGGATCCAAGGGCGCTGGCACATCTTCGGATGCTCTGGATGTGAGTGAAGAGCAGCTGGAGTATCTGAGGGATATTGCGGAGCGGGACGCTATCAATCGCTTTACTACAGCTGAGGTCAAAATAGACATGACTGGCATGACGAACAAAATTGACAGCAGTTTGGATATTGATGGAATCATTAGTCAGCTAACAAGTGGTTTTAGTGAGGCACTTGTGACCGCTGCGGAAGGGGTTCATGCATGAGCTACACTTGTTATTTAGGTAAGGTGGAATTTCCCACCCCATCTAAGCTGACGGTCAAGATCAAAAATAAAAACAAAACGCTAGTTCTGCTCAATGAGGGGGAAATCAATTTTCTACGTGTTGCTGGTCTCACTGAGCTTGTGGTGCCTTTTGAGTTTTCTATGCTTGGAGAAGATCAAGCGCCGGACTACTACCTGGAGATCCTGGAAAAATTGAAGACCTCCAAAGATCCTACCCAGTTTATCCTAGTGCGCACCTCACCCAGCGGAGATGTTCTGTATGATACGAATATCAAGGTAAGTGTAGAGGACTATGACATTGTGGAAGACGCAAAAGAGGGGTTGGATGTCAGTGTGGAGGTTAATCTCAAACAGTGGCGGGACTACGGCACAAAAACCATCACTGTGGAAAATGGCACCAGCGACAGCCAAACCACAGAAGCGGCAACCGATGACACAGCACAAACCGCTGCTGTGGTGACTGTAAAAACGGAGCGTGAGACCAGTACCGCCCCATCTACTACGAGCTATACAGTCAAAAGCGGTGACACCCTTTGGGGCATCGCCAAAACCTATTATGGCGATGGCTCCCAGTACACCAAAATCTATGAGGCTAACAAGGATAAAATCAGCAATCCGAACCTCATCTATCCCGGACAGGAGTTGACTATCCCATGACGTATGAGCTCATCATCCAGCACGGCAGTACCATCATGTACCCGGTGACCGTTGAGGGTGTTACGATTGAATGGGAACGCCAGGGACAGCCGGGCAAGCTCAAGTTTGATGTGGTCAAGACAGATGCCCTGAGCTTTCAGGAGGGCGACCGGGTTCGCTTTTCTGTGGATAGCACCCCTCTTTTTTATGGCTTTATTTTTGAGAAGTCCCGCAAGGGCAGCAACCCTAAGGTCATCACCTGCACAGTGTATGACCAGCTATACTATCTCAATAACAAGGACACCTATGTGTATACCAGCAAAACCGCTGCGGATGTGATCCGAATGGTGGCGGAGGACTTCCAGCTCCAGGTTGGCAGTCTGGAGGATACCGGCTATACTATCGAAAGCCGGGTAGAGGATAACCAAACCCTGTTTGACATCATCCAAAATGCCCTGGATGAGACCCTGGAGGCCACGGGGGCAATGTATGTGCTCTATGACGATGTGGGCAAGCTGACACTCAAGGGGTTGGGGAGCATGAAGATCAACATGCTCCTTGATGATGATACCGCCGGTGACTACGACTACAAGAGTTCTATTGCCTCTGATACTTACAACAAGATCAAACTGTCCTACGAAAATACTGACACCGGAACGAGAGAGATTTTCATAGCACAGGATGGGTCCCATATAAACCAGTGGGGTACCCTCCAGTATTATGAAAAGCTGGACAGCACCGCAAATGCAAAGTCTATGGCAGATTCTTTGTTGGATCTCTATAACACCCAAACCCGCACACTCAAGCTTAAAGACGTACTTGGGGATGTTCGGGTGCGGGCTGGCACCATGTTGGTAGTTGTGCTGGGTCTGGGGGACATTAACGTCTCCAGCTACTTCATGGTAGAGCAGGTAAAGCACACATTCTATGAAGATCAGCACCTCATGGAGCTGAAATTGCGAGGTGGTACATTTGTCACTTGATATCAATGAACTGGTCCGCGCTGTAAAAAAGGCAGCCGTAGACGCGGTGAACGCAGACGGCCCCTTTGGCATGTGCTTTGGCACCGTCACCTCTGTTGACCCGCTTAAAATCACGGTGGACCAGAAAAAGACCTTGACAGAGGTCCAGCTCATTCTCACCAACAGTGTGCGGGACTTCTCTGTGGAGATGTCCACCATTGAGGGCACAGGAAAGAGTGAGGGCCCGCACTACACTGAGGAGAAAAGCGGCGGCAGCGGCTACGCTGAATTTGCATCCCACAAGCACAAATACCAGGGGCGCAAAAAGTGGAAATTCCACTTTGCCCTCAAAAAAGGAGAAAAGGTCATTCTGCTGCGCTGCGATGGCGGGCAGAAATACATTGTTTTGGACAGATGGGAGGCGCTGACCTAATGGCCACATTACCGACAACAGGAGAGAACCTTGATCTGGTTCGATTCGTGCTCGAAGACCAGCCCGGATACACGCACAAGTTGAACCTTGACCGGAACAGAGTGACCGGAATGACGGACGAGCGAGATGCGCTCATCCAGGCGGTGTACCTCATCCTGAATGTGGAGCGCTACACCTACCCTATTTATTCCCACAATTATGGCTCTGAGCTGACTGACTTGATTGGCAAGCCCAAGCACTATGCCATGAGCGAAATAAAGCGCCGTATCACAGAGGCGCTGGAGCAGGATGACCGCATCACCAGTGTGGGTACCTGGACCTTTGAGACTGGGCGGCGGAGCGTTCTGGCCTCCTTTGTAGTTCACAGCATCTATGGTGATCTGGACTTCACAAAGGAGGTTGCAATCTAAATGTTTGAAGGCAAAACCTATGAGGCGCTGCTGAAAAGTGCCCTTGCCAGAGTAGACCCCGGCATAGACAAGCGGGAGGGCTCTATGGTGATGAACGGTGTGGCCCCATCTATGGCGGAGCTGGCCCAGCTCTACATAGGGCTGGACTTCGTTTTTTCTGCCACGTATCTGCTGACAGCCCCCCGTGAATATCTCATCAGGCGGGCAGCTGACCGCAATATGTCCCCCTACCCGGCCAGCGCTGCTGTGTTCCGGGCGGAGTTTAACAAAGAGGTGACCAATGGTACCCGCTTCTCTTGCGAGGACCTAAACTTTGTTGTGACCGGGCGGATGGAGAACGCCGACACGGACACCGGCCTTGCTCACCAAGTCACCTGTGAAACAGTGGGCAGCATCGCCAACAGCTACGCCGGTACACTCATCCCCATTGAGTATGTGGATGGGCTGACCCGTGCGGAACTGGTGGAGCTCATTGTCCCCGGTGATGATGAGGAGGACACGGAGGTTTTCCGACAGCGGGTCCTTGACAGCTTCCAGTCCCAGGCCTTTGGTGGCAACCAGGCGGACTACACGGAAAAAGTGGTGGCTATGGCGGGCGTGAGCGCCGTAAAGGTGCACCCTGTCTGGAATGAGAGCATAGCCCCCTCCAGTCTCATCCCGGATGATGATGTCACTGCTTGGTATGAGGCCTCTGTGGACGCTCTGAGTGCCCCTGTGGTGGCCTGGCTGACCGCCGTATATACAGCGGCCAAAGACAAGCTGCTGACCGTGGGCGGCACCGTCAAGCTGGTAATTATGGCCTCTAACAATGCGGCCCCGTCCAGCGCCCTGCTGGAGGAGGTCCAGACAGCAGTGGACCCGGTGCAGAACGCCGGGGAGGGTCTGGGGCTGGCTCCCATTGGTCATGTGGTCAATGTAACCGGCGTGGAGGAGGAGCCCATAAACATCACCCTCAACCTGACCTATGCCTCCGGCTGGAGCTGGGAGGCGGTACAGAGCTATGTGGAGGCCGTCATTGACAGATATTTTGAGGATCTGGCCAGCACCTGGTCCAGTTCTGATTATTTGACGGTCCGCATCTCTCAAATTGAAAGCCGCATCCTGTCCGAATGTTCCGCAATGGTCACCGACATTAACGGCACCCAGATCAACGGCAAAGAGGTCAACCTGGTGCTGGGTGTGGACAGCATCCCGGTGAGGGGGGCTATTGATGGATAGAAAACTTATCAACTACCTGCCCCCAGTGTTGCGGGAGGTGCTGGACTTTAGGGCTATCAATGGGGCCTGTGAGCCGGAAATATCCGGGGCTTGGGATGCCCTGGACCAGGTGCTGGCCAACCAATTCCTTGACACCGCCGATGAGAGCGGCGTGAGGGTGTGGGAGAAAGAGCTGCAAATCTACCCCAAGGACACCGACACTATGGAGGTCCGCAAGGCCCGCATCAAGGCCCTGTGGAATATGGAGCTACCCTACACCACCCCCTGGCTCAAGAACTGGCTTACAAGTATCTGTGGCCCCCAGGGGCATGAGGAAACCATAGCGGACTACACCATCAGCATCCAGCTGGACTACACAGTGCTGCCGGATGCCGATATTCTGTCAGCTGAGATTCTGGAGATGCTGCTCAAAATCCGACCTGCAAACATGCGGCTGCTTATGACATCTTTCCTACAATCCTATGGCATCATTGCCGTGGGAGGCTGTACGGAAACGTCCACCTGTGTGGATGTGTGGCCGTACCTAGTTAGCTACTTGGAGAGCACCAGCAGATCTATCCTATCCGGTGTTCTTGAGTATCACAGAACTGTTGAAATCAACCCAAACGAACAGGAGGAATAAACAATGCCTGAAACCACCCAGTCCTATGGGACTATTATCACCACTGCGGGGGCTGAGGTTATTGCAGAATGCATCCTCAATGGCAAAACGCTGGTGATCGCACAGGCTGCTGCGGGCGACGGCGGCGGTGCGTATTACATGCCCACCGTTGACCAAACAGAGCTTAAAAACGAACGCTGGCGAGGCGACATTGCATCTGCTGGGATTAACAGCACCGTGCCCAATATGTTTGATGTCAAAATCGTCCTGGATGACAATGCGGGCAGCTTCGTCATTCGGGAAATGGGCCTCTACACAGAGGACGGCGTGCTGGTGGCCATCTGCAACACCCCGGACACTGAAAAGGTGGCCATCTCCGGCGGCGTGTCCGGCAAGCTCACAATGGTCATGCACATCCTGGTGGCGGACACCAGCGTGGTGGGTTTTACCATCACGCCATCCCTGGATACCGTGAGCCGTGAAGTCCTGGATGAGGCCGTATCTGAGCACAACGGGGACCCTAACAGCCATTATGACATCCGCCGGCTTGCATTGAACTCTATGCAGCAAGGAGATGCCTATACCAAGGAGGAGAGTGGCCAGGCCATTTCTGAGGCCATCGCTGCCCACAACAGCAGCACCACGGCCCACCCTGCTCTCCAGGTCAACATGACATCCTTGGAAAGCCGGCTCAAAACCCTGGCGCTGAAAATTGGCACCAGCGTGACCGGCAGCAGCTTTGAGATCACTTTCACGGACCTGTCCCAGCTTGTGGTTACCGGCACGTGGAATGTGGAGTTTGCAAGAGTAGAATTTTGACCCTAAGCGGAGGTGATAGAAATGCGAAGAGGCACAAACCCGGTTTTAACATTCACGCTGCCGGAGCCGGTCACCATTGCTGTCTTGTATATCACATTCCAGCAGGACGGTCACACCATCCTGGAAAAAGACCTCAGCGCTGTCACCTATGACACGGACAGCGGCACCATCACGCTACCGCTGTCCCAGGAGGACACGCTCCGCTTTGAAGAGCATGCGCCCGTCTGGGTGCAGCTCCGCCTACGGGACAACCTCGAAAACGCCGTTGCCAGTGAGCCCATGCGTGTGGATGTGGAGGAAATCTTCAAGGATGGGGTGATTTAATGACCTATGATGTCCAATTTAATGCGCAGACCACGCCGGTGGAGGTCCAACTCTCCACCGGCGGCACCATGCAAGCCAGCTTTGGTTCCGTCCAATATGTGAACACTGGCAAGTCCGGGCTTGACGGCACGACATTCTACCCCGCAGTCTCTGAGGACTGTACCCTGAGCTGGACCAATGACGGCGGGAAAGAGAACCCCACCCCGGTCAACATCAAGGGTGCAAAGGGAGACCAGGGCGAGCCCGGCAAAGATGGGGCCTTTATCCCCATCACCAATCTGGAATTAGAAGAACTACTGAAATAGGAGGATGAAACACTGTGGCAAACTTTAATAAGGGCCTTGACGAAAATGGCGTGCTGTACATGTGGAGCAAGGTAAAAACCTTTGTATCTGATGCCATCGGCAAAATCAGCATCCCCAGCAAGACCAGCGACCTGACCAACGACAGCGGTTATATCACCAAGAGTGATGTGCCGGTCTGCGCTGCGGCCAGTACGGTGACCCCCAAAATGGACGGCACCGCCGCCCTGGGCACAGACAGCGGCTTTGCCCGTGGTGACCATGTGCACCCCTCTGACACCAGCAAGGTGGACAAGGAGGATGGCATGGGCCTGAGCACCAACGACTACACCACCGCGGAGAAAGAAAAGCTCAAGGGCATTGATGAGGGTGCCAACAAGTACTCTCTGCCGGATGCCACGACCACCACAAAGGGCGGCGTGATGCTCTCTATCTCCACCAGCGACACCAGCACCACCAAAGCTGCCACGCCCAGCGCCGTCAAGGCTGCCTATGACCTGGCCAACGGCAAGCAGAGCCCCGCCACCTCCCTAGCTGGGTACGGCATCCAGGATGCCTACACCAAGACGGAGGTGGACGGCCTTGTTTCCAGTGCCCTGCACTATAAGGGCACCAAGGACACCTACGCAGATCTGCCCACCAGCGGCAATGCTTTGGGCGATGTGTGGAATGTGGCTACCGCCGATAGCAACCACGGGGTCAACACCGGAGACAATGTGGCCTGGAATGGCACGGACTGGGATGTCCTGGCAGGCACCGTGGACCTGTCCGGCTATATGCTCAAGACGGACATCACGGCCATCACCAATGCGGAGCTGGACACCATCTGTGTGTAAGGAGGGGTGACCTATGGACAAAGGCCTGGACAAAAATGGGGTCTCCTATTTCTGGTCTAAGGTCAAGGGCCTTTCCACCCCTCTGAGCAGCCGGGTGACCGCCGTGGAGGAAAAAACAACGGATCTATCCACAGACCTGGCCGCCCTGACCTCTCGTGTGGACACCCTATATCTGAAATACCACACTGACATCGCCGGCAACAGCTTCAATGTATCCTTTAAGGACCTGAGCGGCGTGACAGTGACCGGCGTGTACAATCAGACGGAGGCGAGGATTGAATTTTAATGCCCAATTGTGACATCATCCCCATGACCAATGACCTGCTGGATTACACCATCCAGCGGGTCAAGGCCAAGGACCCGGAATACAAGAAAGTGAGAGCCTACATCATGGAGAATGCCCAGCTTGAGGAAACTGTCCTCTATGAAAAGCTCAAGGATGACGGCAAGCCCCACTTTCCAAAATCGCAGACTTTCCACCTGTGCAAGCGTGGGATGCCCACGCCGCTCATGGTAACACCCGGACTATGCGCCAACAGGTGCAGGACCGTGTTCAAAACATTCTAAAGGAGGAAATCTAGTGGCAATAACCAATTTGGGCAACAAGGCCGCCGGTAGTATCGTTTATCTGAAAGAAAACGGTACGCTGGTGCCGTTCTATGTTGCCAAGCAGGACTACGAAAGCGGCCTAAATGGCTCCGGGCGTGTCCTGCTGATCCGCAAGGACTGCTATGACACCCGGCAGTGGCACAGCTCTAATATCAACGCCTACGCCACCAGCACCATTGACACCTGGCTCAATGGCACCTACAAGGCCCTGTTTGACTCTGACATCCAGACGGCGATGTCCACCACCACGTTTTACTACACCCCCGGCAACGGCACCACATCAGTCACCACGCTCCAGCGGTCTGTGTTCCTGCCGTCTGTCACCGAGCTGGGCATGTCCACAACCAGCGCTAACAAAGAGGGCACGGCGCTGCCCATTGCCGGCACTTTGCAGATTGCCTATCTGAATGGCTCCGCCACTATGCAGTGGACCCGTTCCCCGCGCAAGAGCAACACCGCCAGCGTCTATTGCTTGGGCACTGAGGACGGTAGCATCTACTACTACGGCTGCTCCAACACCCTCGGATCCCGCCCCGCTTTTACTCTCCCCTCCTCCCTCTCTGTCAGCGATGACGGCACTGTGTCCATCAACACAGCGCCTACCATCACCAGTGGCACCACCAACGGCTCTGACCTGGGCACCAAGACTGCGGGCTTTAAGTTCCAGTACACTGTCAACGATGTAAACGGCGATACCGTCACGGTCAAGGAGTATCTGGATGACACCCTCAAGCGGTCCTACACGGCCACCCTGGGCTCCACTCAGACATTCCAAGCTGTCACCGCTGCAAACTTCCAGACTGTCCTCAACGGCTCCCACACCCTCAAGGTGGTGGCCAATGACGGCAAGGCCGACAGCGCCGCCTACACCGTGATTTTTACCAAAAAGGTCACCACAGCCACCATCACCTTGGCCTCTCCCCTGGAGGCAGATGACCGAATCAGCGTCATGGTGCTCAACATCGTGGGCTCCATCCCCACGGATGCCAACCTGGAGGTCCTGGTCACCAACAATGCCAATGACACCGCCCCTGTGTGGGAGGATGCCACTGCCGATGTCCAGAACGGGGTCAACTATGTCTTTACCAACCAGACCGCCGCCAACGGCTTTGCTTTCAACTTCAAGCTCACCGTGAGCCGGGGAGACAGCGACACCGGCGGCTATATTTCCAACATCGGAGGTGCTTTTGAATAATGGGCGTTTACTATGAAAACAAGAGCCTCAAGGAGGCTCATGAGCGCAAGAAGTCCCTGGAGGAGCTGACCGCCGAAAACAAGGCTCTGAAAGAGCAGCTTGAGGCCACAGGGGCCAACCTGACTGACACCCAGGTGGCCCTCTGTGATGTCTATGAGCTGCTGGTGGGAGGTGAGGCATAATGGCCAAGGTCTATGCTGACCTCATCCGCAAGGGTGTGAAAACCCTGGACGATGTGCCCGCCAATCTCCGGGCAGAGGTGGAGGCTCTGCTGGAAGGGGACGCCAATGAGTAAGCTGTGGGAGATGCTGCTGCACCTCCTGCTGGGAAAGGAGGTGATTGAAATGGCTGTTGTCTACGCCGCCCTGATTGTTAAGGGCCGCAAGACCGTGGACCAGGTGCCCGCCCGCCTCAAGGATGAGGTCCTGGCTATCCTGGCAGACCTGGAGGTGGTGGTCTAACAGGACCGCCTCAAAAACCGGAGAGGTACGAGCCCCTCTCCGGTTTTTGAATGAGGGGAGAGATGATACCATGCTTGAAGTCTTACGGACATACTGGGCCATGATCTCCACCATCATCACGGTGGTGGCAGTCCCGGCCATCGGCTATCTTTACAAGAAATTCAAGGCCACGGAGAAACGGCAGAGGGCCCTTGAGCTAGGTGTGCAAGCCCTACTCCGGGACCGTATTGTCCAGGCCTATTACCACTACATTGAGCGGGGCTGGATAACCCTGCACGGCCTGGAGAATGTCAACGCCATGTATGCCCAGTATCACGCTTTGGGCGGCAATGGCACCATCACCACCCTGGTGGAAACCCTCCGGGAGCTTGAGGTCCGGGATGACAAGCCGGGAGGCGGCCAGACCTATTGAGAGGGGCAAAGAGGATGGAGTTTTCCAAGAAAATGCTGGTGCTCCATGTCACCATCTCTGTCCTGCTCTGTATCACCACCATTGTGGGGACGCTGTGGGGCACGGATGTCACTGCCATTGCTGTACTGGCTGGCACCTCTCTGGCCACAGATGGGGCCTGGGGAGGCTTTTACTACTGGAAAGCAAAGAATGAGAACCGGGCAAAATATGCCCAGAAGTTTCTCACGCAGTTTGCGGAGAAGTATGGAGCGGACACTGCCCTCCGTGCTGCTGAGATCGTGCTGAAAGACTGAGCAAAGGAGATGCAGACACATGAGCAAATGCTATGCGTCCAAGGTAATTGCAATAGCCCTGGCTGAATTGGGCTACCACGAAAAGGCTACCAATGCAAACCTGTACGCTAAGACCACAAATAGCGGTAGCAACAACTACACCAAGTACGCCAATGACTTTGACACCAAATACACCGGCTTTTACAACGGAAAGAAAAACGGTTTTGCGTGGTGTGACATGTTCGTTGACTGGTGCTTTGTCACAGCCTTTGGTGTAACGGAGGCGCTACGCCTCCTGTGCCAGACCACTGGCTCTGCGGGTGCAGGGTGTACATACTCCCTGAGCTACTACAAGAAAAAGGGGCAGCTTTACACCAGCCCCGTGGTGGGAGATCAGATTTTTTTTGGAACCTCCCAGAGCAACGCGACCCATACGGGGCTGGTCTATAAAGTGGACAGCACCAAGGTCTATACCATTGAGGGCAACAGTGATGACCAGGTGGCCCAGCGGTCCTATCTGCTGACTAATGCGACAATCGTGGGCTATGGCCGCCCTGCATATGATGCTGAGGGCTCCACAGCGGCATCCAGTGCCGGAACTACCACCAGCACCGCCAAGACCACAAACGTCTCTCAAGGGCTTTCTGTGGGCGATGTGGTGACCTTTACCGGAACCACCCACTACACCAGCGCAAACGCCGCCACCGGCAAGACCTGCAAGCCCGGTGAGGCCAAGGTGACCGCTGTGTCTGCGAGCAGCAAGCACCCCTACCACCTCATCAAGACCACCGGCAGCGCCTCCACCGTCTACGGCTGGGTGGACGCTGCGGACATCCAGACGGCGGCCTCCGCTGCCATCGTCAAGGGCTCCAAGGTCAAGGTGAACAGCGGGGCTAAGGCCTACACCGGCGGTGCCCTGGCAGCTTTCGTCTACCGGAACACCTACACGGTGCTGGAGCTGTCCGGGTCCCGTGCTGTCATCGGCCAGGGCTCTGCGGTCACCGCTGCTGTCAACATCAAGGATCTCACACTGGCCGGATAAACGGAGGGTAACATGGACTGGAATGACATTTTAGCAACGCTGTGCTCTATAGTCATCATTCCTGCTGTGCCAGTTGCTGTGGCGGCCCTGGTCAGGTTCTGCCAGGCAAAAACCACGGAAGCCTTAACGGGCATTGAAAGCGAACAGGTCCGCCAGGCCTTGGAGGAGGCCACTACAGCGGTCTGCACAGCGGTCACATACACCTCACAGGTATATGTAGATAGTTTGAAGCAACAGGGCAAGTTTGACAAGGCAGCCCAACAGGAGGCATTACAGACAGCACTAGCAAAAGCAAAAGCCATGCTGGCATCAGATACCAAGCAGCTTCTGGAAGATCTGTATGGTAGCCTGGAGGACTGGC